GGGATTGCCGGGTTTGGCGATTCCTTGACCAGTGGATTTGATATCCCAGGTTTCGCGGGCGGCGGCTCCATGGTCGCCAACCAACCGGCCATTGTCGGCGAAAAAGGTCCGGAGCTGTGGGTGCCGAACACCGCCGGTCAAGTGGTGCCCAACGGAGCGCTTGCCAATGGCGGCGCGCCGGGAGGTGGCGGACTTAGCGGCGTACAAGTCACCGTCGTCAATAATGGCACTCCGAAAAATGCGCAGGCCACCACGCCCCAATGGAGCGACTCGCTTAAGGCATGGCACATGCAGCTTCATCTCGACGATGCCGCCAACAACGGACCGCTCACCGGCCTCAATAACGGCTCGAATTCGTAAGGGAGAAACATGAGCACCTCGACAATCCAGCCCTACCCGTACTGGCCAGACATGCATGGTTGCGATATTGTCGGCATTCAACGCGGCTATCTCGATTCCACCATCTCCACGCCATTTGAAAACGGCATGAGCCAGACCCGGCCGAGATTTCCCCGCGTCCGTCGCAGCTTCGTGGTGCCCTACCGTTACGTCTCGCCCGCCGATCGCGGCGCGCTTGACGATTTTATCCGCAACTCAGTGCTTGGAAGCTCCGGAATCTTTATCTGGATCGATCCCGAAACGGCCGAAGAAATCCCCGTGCGCTTTTCTCCCGGAAAGTGTCCGCAGATTACCGAGGCCGGGTGGGTCTCGCAGACGGTTGTGCATAGCTTCAACGTCGAGTTGGAAGAAGTATAAGCGCGCGGGTGGCCCACATACGCCTTCTTTTGGCGCATGTGGGGTGTAAGTCAAGGAGTGTAGTGAATGGATATTCTTTCCGTCGCGTCGGCGCAGCACAAATCGCAGATCGCCAGTTGCGCGCCCTGGCATGTCCTGCTCTCGATCTGGCCTGACCAGGCCAACGACCCTGCTACCGTGTTGCGCCTAGCCCGCGAACCTGACGACGTGATCTACCAGGGAAACACCTACGTCGCGTTTGCCTTTGACTTCGATGTGCTTTGGGACAAAAGTTCCGGCGAGTTGCAATCGCTCAAGCTGACTGTCTCAAACGTGCAGCGCGTGGTGCAAGGTTATCTCAACCAGTACAACGGCGGCGCGGGAATGACCGTGCAGCTCGACGTGGTCTCGGCCGAGGATATGACCGGACCTCCGGCGCAGAGCTACTCTTTCGGCGTGCAATCGTCGGACGCCGATGCCACCTGGGTCACGCTTACCCTGGGCGGCCCGAACCCGCTCTTCCGCAGCTTCCTGCGTTATCTCTATCTGCCCAACTATTGCCAGTGGCTCTATAACGATCCCACCCTGCAAGCTGCCTGTGATTCGCGTGGCGCGTACTGCGGCTATTGGGGAGCGCTCACTACCTGCGCTCATACCCTGACCGACTGCGCGGCTCACAACAACGTACTCCGCTTTGGCGGATATCCGGGAGTCAGTACACAAGGCTTCCTCTCCACGACGCCGGTATAACTATGAGCATCCTGAGATTTTCCGAACTCGATCTTTCATCTGCCTTGCTTGGCAAGCCCTTCGCCTGGCATGGACGCGGCCCCGGCGAATATGACTGTTGGGGATTGGTGCGCGAATGCCTGCTACGGACTGGAGTGCGCGGCGTGCCCGATTATCCCAGCTCCGAACTTGGCCCCGCGAATTCGGCCACCATGCTCGACGCGCTCCACGAAAGTTCCTGCCGCTGGCGCAAGCTCCGCGCGCCGCAGGCGGGAGCCGTGGTGGTCTTTCGCTTGCCGCTGAATGGACATCTGCACTGCGGATACATGCTCACCGCCGATCTTTTCCTGCACACAACCGAGCAAACTCATGGCGCGGTTGCCGAGCGCGTGAGCTCTCCGCTATGGGCGCGCCTGGTGATTGGCTATTACCTCCTCGATCCACAGAGGCTCTCGCATATCGCATGTCCGGAGAGCGTCTGATGGCTAACGATTCCTTGGTTGTTTTTGAGCGTCCCAATCCTTTTGAGCCGCGCTCCCATCGCTCGGAACTCGCCCTGGTACCGCAACAGCCGCTGGCTCGCTACCTGGCGACGAATGATGCCACGCTGGTCACCTATCTCGATGGGAAGCTGATTTCTCCGGCCGAGCGGCAATCGATCATCCCGCGCCCCGGCCAGCAGCTTGTCATCGGCCACGAAGTTGGCGGCGGCGGTGGTAAATCCATTTTGCGCGCCCTCGCCATGGTGGCTGTCATGGTGATCTCCGTTGCAGCAGTTTATTTTCTGGGTCCAGCGGGCGCGGGTCTTGTGTCTGGACTATGGGCAGCGGTGATTGGTGGCGCAATATCTATTGGCGGGTCGTTGCTGATCAATGCCCTGCTTGGTCCTCCCGGGCTACCGAAGACCTCGCAGAACTACGGCTGGAACGGCGCATCGATGACCGCCCAGGCAGGTCTGCCCGTGCCTATCCAAGCGGGCACCCTGTTACGCGCCCCGAATGTCATCGAGTCTTATCTCTCTACCACGCTGACTCAACAGTGGCTCAATATCCTCCTCGATTTTGGATGGGGACCGGCACAATCCATTACGCAGATCAAAATCAACGGCAACCCCATCACTAACTATCCCGGCGTGTGGACCGACGTGCGCCTTGGCTATAACGATCAGGCTCCGCTGGCGAATTTCAGCGATATAGTTGAAAGCTACGCGCAGGACGTGCGCCTGATTTCCGGCGCGGCAGGCTTCACGCTAATCGGTACCGGGTTAGCCACCCAGGCCGCCGAATTCGAATTCTATTTCCCATCTGGTCTCTGGATCGGCCCGGATGGCGACGGCAACTATGAACCATGGCAGGTTTGGCTGCAAGTCTCCTACCGCCTCGTTGGAAGCCTGAACTGGTCAACCATCCTCACCCCGCGCACTACCGCTGGCCTGCCGGTCAATGCGCAAAATCAAGCGCCCTACTGGATCGCCGTCACCTCGCAATGGTCGCCAAACCAAAACAACACTACGTACGTCCTCGCCGTCGATTACACGTCTACCGATCATTCCGTTGGCCAGGCGTACTCCTCCGTGCTCGCGGCCCCGGTATATGACAGCAACGGCAACCCTACGGGGACGCAGAACATCACCCTGACCGGTACCTGGCAGATCAATCCCGCCGGACCCGGCGCGGCCAGTTCCACCAATGCGGGCTCCAACTACGTCACTATTACCGATTACGCCAGCGTGAGTGCTACCTGCACCTGGAACCGTCCTACCCCCTGCCGCGATGTGGTACGCATCGATAACCTGCCGCCGGGGCAGTACGAATATATGGTCAGCAAGGTCGGCTCCAGCGGCAACGGTATCGGCGATTACCCCACAACGAGCGGCGAGACCAATCCCGGACGCGGCGAGCAAACATGGTTCACCGCTCTGCGCGAGATCACCTACCAAACCCTCAGCTATCCCAATAAGGTGCTGTTGGCGATCCGCGCCCTGGCCACCAACACGCTCAGTGGAACCCTGAACGTCACCGCCGTGGTACAGATGGCGTCGACTCCGGCGATGGGCTATAAAAACGAAATCGGCTATGACCAGCCGGAGGCGTATTACCGGATGGACGATAACTCCGATGCAGCCTGCGTCGATCTCACCGGACACGGTCATACCGGCGTTTACGTTGGCGCGCCCGTGTTGCGGCAACCCGGATTGATCGTTGGCAGTCCCAGCACGTCGGCGCAACTGGCGCTCACCGACTCAATCACCATCGCCGCGCCCGCTGCCTTTACCGCCGGTGCATGGGCCGCTGAAATCTGGTTCCAGACCGCCATGCTTGGCGCTTCGTTCTCCGCTCCCGCCAAGCTGATCTCTAGCGCCGATGGCACCGTGTACCTCGCGCTCGATAGCACCGGCAAGCTCAACTTCCATTTCTCCGGAGCCGATAACCTCACCACGGCTATCGTCGCCAATGGCGTGCCTCATCACGTCGCCTTCGGCGCGACTCCAGGCGGCTTCCTCGTGATGGTGGATGGCGTGGGACAATTCTTTCCCTCGCTTACGCCTCCCGCCTGGTCGCCGGCGCAGCTCGGCGGCGGCTTCGCTGGATTGATTGACGAGGCGGCGTTCTACACCTACGGGATTCAACCGGGGCGCTTGAAATCGCATTACGTCACCGGCACTATCGGACTGCAGTCGGCGCTGGAAAATCGCTCGCCGTC